GCTGAATTTAAGCGCCTGCCGCAAGATCGACTCGATCAGGTATTTGGCTCGAATCGCAAAGCGGATATTTCTGATGACGCCTTCGTGCGCGAAATTTTGATTGGGTGGAGCGACATTTCCGATGAGAGCGGCGATGCGCTGCCTTTCAACGGCGATAACGTCGCCACGCTGTTGCTGGTGCCCGGCGTGCGCACCGCAATTATTAAAGCGTACTTCGACAGCATTGCCGGCATTGCGGAAAAAAACTAACAGAGGCCGCCGAGTTTTGGGCAAGCGGCGGCGTCAGCGACAAAGAAGCCGAAGCCGATCTCAAACGCTTCGGCCTGGCCCAATCCCAAATTGACGAAGCACTCGGTGAGCGCACCTCCGGCGTCTTTGAAATAGAGCCGGAAAACTGGCCCGCGTTGCTGATCTTCGTTGCCTGCGAAACGCAATGGCGGTTTTTGCCGTCGGGTTATCGGCTCGGTCTCGATTATCCCGCGCTCGAAACGGTGATGCGTCTGCAAAAAATCAAAAACAAATCCGATGTGTTTACTCGCGTCCGTGTCATGGAGCGCGCGGCATTGGCATTGCTGAATAAACGGTGACGTAAATGGGTTTCAACCTCGGCGAATTGATTTTCAAAATGTCCGCCGATGTGGCCTCGCTGCGCACGGATATGGCCGAAGCAAAAAAGGCCGTTAACGAAGCGAGCGAAGGCATCAAGCGCGGCGCCGATGTCGCTCGCGAAGCGCTGCAACTACTCGGCATCGCTTTCACCGTCGATGCCGCTGTTGAATGGGTCAAAACCTCTGTGGAGGTTGCCGACCAGGCAAACAAAACCGCGCAAAAAATCGGCCTCAGTACTGAGGCGCTTACCGGCTTTCAATATGCCGCGAAACTCGCTGACGTCGATAGCGAGGCGCTGCAAACATCGCTGGTAAGGCTCTCGAAAAATATGGCGGCCGCTGCCGCTGGTTCTGGTGCTCAGTCCGCTGCGTTCGCGCAGTTGGGCATTACCACACAAGATGCCAATGGCAAATTACGCAGTGTCGATTCGGTATTGCTCGATGTCGCGGAACGCTTTGCCGCCATGGAGGACGGAGCGCAAAAAGCAGCGCTCGCACAGGAGATATTCGGTAAAACCGGCGCGAATCTGATTCCGTTTTTGAATCAAGGCCGCGACGGTATCGAGCAGCTGCGCGCCGAAGCCGAAAAGCTCGGCGTTGTGATTAAAGGCGATACAGCGAAAGCCGCCGAAGAATTCAACGACAATTTAACGCGCGTCAAAGCGGCGTCGAGCGGCGCGGCGAATGCGTTGCTTGCTGAGATGTTGCCGGCGCTCAATCGTATTTCGGGTGCGATGGTCGATGCCGCGAAAGAAGGCGGCGTGCTGCATGCGTTATTCATAGGTCTCGGCGGTGTTGCGAAAGAAGCCTTTTCGCGCGACAACTACACCGATATCGAATTAGCGAAAGCGCAGATCAAGGATCTCACTAAAGAGATCGAAATATCGAAACTAGCGTTACAGGGCTATGGCTATCACGCAATCGGGCCCGCCGAGGAGCTGCGCGCAAAAGTCGAACAGTTGCAGCATCAATTGGAACTCGCTACGTGGTGGCAAGACAAGCTACTGAACCCGCCGCGCGAAGCACCCAAATTAAAACTCGAAGCGCCCGATATGTCGGGCGTTATCGAATATGCGCAAGCGATTGCCGATGCCGATAAAACGCTGATCGATCAGTCGATCAAGGCCGCGCAGGATGTGCAGCGCGAGATCGAACAGATCATGCAGTCGATCATGCGTGCAGAGGGCGCAACCGAGCAGGCGATCGATAGGCTCGCTGAAAAATCGTCAAACGATTTTTTCAAAACCGATAAATTCAAAGATCAAACCAAAGGCTCCTTAGAACAGATCGGCGCCGATCCGGAAGGCGATTTGAAGCGCCAGCAGGCATTGAACGCCCAGCTCGAAACCGAAGAGTTGCGGCATCAAGCCGCGCTCGGAAATAGCGAAGCGCAGTGGGAGTTAAAGCGCCGTCAATTTTCGGAAATGTCGGCGAAGTTAAAAACAAAAACCGTGCTGGGAGAGTTGACCACACTCAGTGCTGGCATCGCACAGCACAACCGCGCCGCGTTTGAAGTGAATAAAGCCGCGTCCATCGCGTCTGCTGTGGTCAGTACGTACGAAATGGCTGTTGGCTCCTACAAGGCCATGGCGTCGATTCCATACGTCGGCCCCGTTCTCGGCGTTGCTGCAGCGGCCGCTGCCGTTGCCTTCGGTATGGCACAGGTTTCTGCGATTCAATCGACCAGTTTTACCGGTGGTGGTGGCGGTACTACACCGAGTGCGGCCGGTAGCGGCTCCGTCGTGAATGGAATTCCCACCGCATCCTCATCGGGTGCAACGTCACTGCCGACTGCACAACAAAATCCAACAGCGCCGACGATCAATTTTTACGGCGATATTCATAGCAACGATGCCGAGCGGCTGATGAAAGACATCAAGTCGCTAATCAGCGATGCCGATTTCGTGTTGATCGATACCAACTCCCGCCAAGCTGCCGAGTTAAGAGCTGCATGACCTCCATCAATTACATCGCCAAGCGCGAGTTGGCCGCTGGGCACGTGGCCGGCAATTCGTATTCGTTTGATATCGGCATGCAAGTGATTGATCGAAGCACAAAGCAAATTCGCACGCGGCATAAATCGATCGGCGGCCAATCCGAAAATTGGCTGCAAAACGTCGAAAAATATTATGACCTGCAAACGGAGCCAATCGATCTGGCCGATGTCCGCCTGGGATACATGCGCGAATTTATCGATTCGGTTGCCGATGGCACTGCGTTCAATCTCGATTTTGATGGCACCGTTGCCGTCCCCGTTTCACCGGCGCCGTATGAAATTGAATCCGACTCGCATAAAGAAAGCCGCTTCGGCCCGCGCCTGATTCAGTTTTCGTTCAAAGTGAGAAAACTGTAATGCGGGCAATTCCTGCGGCGTTCGCGCCGTACCAGTACTCGGCGTCGAAAGAGCCGATGATCGTCGTAGAGATCGCATTCGACGATGCGGGCACTGATCTGATTTATTTGACCTCGCACACCGATACACCGTTGCCAGTGGGCGCTGTGTCGGTCCCTGGTAGCGTGGTGAAAGTATCGAGCACATCGCAGCAGATTGAGCCCGATCAAGGGCGCAGCTCAATTGGCACCATCACTGCGGAAATCCTCGATAAAAACGGCGCATTCTCGACGCTGCTGAAAGCGCGCGATGACGCCGGGCGCGGCATTCGTTACTCGCGCGTGCGCGTTTATATGGGCTTTCGCGGGATGGCGTGGGCGACAATCTCGACCAACCTGATACAGACGCAAATCGTTGACGATCTCAAATACAACGAGGGCGTTTATAAAATTGTTTGTGCTGACGTACAGCGTTCGGCGCGCAAGGATATTTTTAATCTCACCACCACCACACTCAGCGCAACCATCGGTGCTGCCGATCTGCTGATCCCGATCTGGTCAGTCGATGGGTTTCAGCGCGTCGCGCATGGCAGCACGTACACCGATGCACCGAATCAAGAAGTCGGTTACATCAAAATCGAAAACGAAGTGATTCGCTGGTCCGGTTGGACGGTGGATAGCACGCTCGGTTTGTGTTTTGTGGTACCGGCGGGTGGTCGCGGTGCACTCGGCACGCGTGCGGTTGCACATGAGGTTGATAACTCCGCCAGCACCGATCGCAAAATGGAAGTCTCCGAGTTTGTCTATCTCGAACTGCCAGCGGTAAAACTGATTTACGCATTGCTCACAGGCAACTTGTACGGCCAGGCGGGAAAAAAATTACCCGATGGTTGGCATTTGGGAATTACCGGCGCGTATTTGCGCACGGCGGATTTTATTAATATCGGTGTCGACCTGTGGAATCCCGCAACCGATGATGGATTGGTTGTGCGCTTCGCTGGTGAGGAAGCGCAAGACGGTAAGCAATTTATCGAGCAACAATTGTGTTTGCTAATCGCGTGCTACATGCCGATTTATTCCAACGGCGAACTGGGCCTGCGCCGTTTTACCAGCGTGCTGCACGATGCGCCGCATGTGTTTGAAATCAACGACACCAATATTGTTAAACCGGGCGAGCTGAGTATTGATATTCGCTCGGTATACAACGTGCTGTCGGTCGAGTGGAATTACGATCACCTGCAGAATAAAACCACGCGGCAGAAAATACTCGTCGATCAGGACAGCATCGCCAAATACAAAAACACACCGACGAAATCATTGAAGTTTCGCGGGTTGCATGGCTCTCGCCACACTACTGGCACCGTGGAAGGTTTGTTCGACCGGCTGCGCGATCGCTACGCCGCGCCACCGCATCGCATTCCGATGCGCTGTTTGCCGTACCTGAATTTTTTAGAAGTCGGCGATATTGTTCGCGTTAACACATCGTCGGTGCGCGATTATTTTCGTGCCGATCAACGACTCAATCGTGCGTTTGAAGTGCAGCGCCGCCAGGTCGATTGGGTTACCGGGCAGGTCGATTTCGATTTGTTCGGCTCCACGCATCCGGCGGGCGATATTGCGCCGGCCAATCCCGGCAATGGTAATCCGGATGCGCAGGCCTCGGTACTGCCCGATTCGTGGTACTCCGCGAGCGGCACCGATATCGCGGCGCTTGGCGCGGCACTGACGACAACGCTGGTTAGCGGCGTTCGGCATATTACCGGCGGCACCGGCATCATCGGCAGCAATACGCTGGGCGGCACACGTATTTATTGCACCGGTGATTTAGAGCTGGATGCCGGCGTTGCGCTGTCGTTTACCAAAAACGTATTGCTGGTCGTCAAAGGTCATGTGCAGATCAATGGTCTGCTCAACGGCAAGGGTAATGGCAAAGCCGGCGCAGCTGCCGTTGCGGCTGCAAATTACGATTCGAAAGCCGATGGCGTTGCCGGTTATCTCGGGCCGACGTTATCGGGTGGCGGTTATCAGGATCGCTATGTACGCATCAGTGGTCCGAGCAACAACCAAACCTGGTTGGATTCCGCGCCGGGTTATCAAACGGCGGGCGCAGTATCGGTTGTGCCGCGTCTGGCGCTGACTTATGACAACGGCGTGCTCGCAGGGTTGCCGACCGATTTGCAAGGCTCCGGCGGCAGCACGGGCCACGTCGTGGATACCGGCGCCGCGTTCATTGCAGGCGGCGCTGGTGGCAACGGTGGCGGCGGGCTTGTCATCATTGCGCGCGGTGTGTCGTTCGGCGCGGCCGGCGAGATACGCACATCGGGCAATGACGGATCACTCGGCGCCGTTTCCGGTAACCATCGCGCCGGCTCCGGCGGTGGCGGTGCACCTGGTGCGGTCATCATCGTTATCGATGGCTTGGCGAACGAAATTCCCGATCTGAGCCATATCACCGCGATCTGGGGCTCGAGTCCGATTCCGGCGGGTGTCACCCCGCTGAATCAGCCGAGCGTAATGGTATTGACCACCGCCACGGTTAACGTCAATCCACCGTATTACACGTTTTATACAGGTTACGCGGCAACGCCTCCGGATATGTCCGGCTATGGCGGTGCTTCGCGCATTCAATTCGTGCCGCCGA